ACCGGGGTGTTATTGCGTTATAAATGTTAATGATTTTAGAATGAACGGGAAATTTTATAACTATCATGGGGACACAATAGAACTTTTCACACGGGCAGGATGGGAACATCACGATATTTGGATTTTAGAAACAGGGATAGCCGGACTGCCTAGAATTTTTGCAAGAGACTTTAATAATAAAAAAATATCTCCAAAAATTCACGAATATGCACTTGTTTTCAAAAAATAGGAGCCATTATGGACACAATGGGGAAACATATTTTACTCGATTGCTGGGGAGTCCCGCAGGAAATTATCAAAGATAACAGCAGGATAAAACAGATCCTTTGTCGGTGTGTGGAACTTTCTGGTGCGTCTTTATTGCAAACTGCGGAGCATGTTTTCCAACCGCAGGGCTACTCCCTACTCCTGCTTATCTCTGAATCTCATTTTTCGATTCACACCTTCCCCGAAGCAGGATATTGTTCTTTGGACTTTTACACCTACGGAAAGCGGGACTGCGAAAAGGCTATGAACTATTTACTCGGAGAATTAAAGCCTGCCGATTATAAATATTCCGTTATTGAACGGGGCAAAAGAGGAGAAATCAAGTGAAATACTCCGCCGATATGCCGGATAAAATAAGGAAAGCGATGGCGGTTTACGGCTTTAAAATTATGGTATGCCAAAAACTGGGCATAAGTTTTGACACACTGAACCAATGGGAGAAAGGAAATATTCCGCAGTCCTTTTTAGACGGATACCCTCAAGAACAATGGGTAAAACTCAAAACCGAAATTTCCGAAGCGATACAAAAAGGCGAAGAGGAATTTCTTTCACGGGTGGAGACAAAATGCTTTAACGATATTTTACAAGACTCCTCATGGCAGTCCAAAGCCTGGATATTGGAGCGACGCCTACCCGACTCCTACACCAAGAGGGAAAAAATTGACCTTAATAATAAACACTCCGGTAAAGTAAATTATGATTTCAGGGGTTTAACTTTGGATGAACTACGCCAAATTGCCAAATATTCTAAAGAAGAAACCGCCGATTAAATATAGACTTCCTGCAGGCGAGCTCAAAAACTTGGGCATTCAGGCACGGAATGAACTTTGCCGGCTATCGTTTTTCGATTATTGCCAAGTGGTTCACCGGGGGATGTGGATTCCTGCCCCCCACCTACGGTTAATCTGTGATAAACTCCAACGCCTGATTGACACCCCGAACGGGCGGTTAATGATCTTTATGCCACCAAGACACGGGAAATCAATGACGGTAACGGAAACTTTCCCCTCGTGGTTTCTGGGGCGGAATCCCGGAAAGCGGGTGATTGTGTCCTCCTACTCTGGCAGTTTGGCGGAGCGGTTCGGCAGGTTCAACCGGCGGAAGGTGGAGGAGTGGGGACAAGAGATCTTCGGAATAAAAGTTTCCACGGAAAAAGCCACGCAGTCAAATTGGGAAATTGAAGGGACTGCGGGCGGGATGCTCTCTCTTGGAATCGGAGCAGGAATCACGGGTTCTGGAAGCGACCTTTTATTAATAGATGACCCCGTAAAGAATTCACAAGAAGCGGAATCGGTAACATATCGGGAACGAGTCTGGGATGAATGGCAGTCAACCCTACGGACACGATTACACCCCGGGGCGTCGGTGATTGTAATTTTAACCCGCTGGCATGAGGACGACCTGGCTGGCAGGCTCCTGAACCCTGAATTTGGCAAGCCGGATAAATGGGATATAATCTCACTTCCGGCAGAATGCGAATCCAAAGAAGATCCTTTGGGTAGGGCTATAGGAGATCCTTTGTGGGGCAGTTTTGGATTTGACCATGCCTGGATGGACTCCACAAAAAATGCAGTCGGCAGCCGTGTTTGGGCGTCGCTTTATCAACAGAGACCTTCCCCGGCATCCGGGAATATTTTTAACCGCTCCTGGTGGCGGTTTTATGATTCGGTTCCTCCTGTGTTTGAGGAGATAATTCAGTCTTGGGATTGTGCTTTTAAAGGCACTGACCATTCTGATTTTGTCGTTGGGCAGGTCTGGGGGCGAACTAAGGCTGATAAATACCTCCTTGACCAGGTGCGAGGTAGAATGAATTTCCCGGAGACCCTGCAGGCAATTCGTTCCTTATCGGAAAAATGGAGCAAGTCCTATACGAAACTCATTGAAGACAAGGCGAACGGTTCTGCAGTGATTGACACCCTGCGAAGGGAAATATCTGGGTTAATCCCGGTTAATCCCGAAGGCGGGAAGGAAGCAAGGGCGAATGCCATAGTATCCCAGATTGAAAGTGGAAACGTTTACCTCCCTTCTGTGGCAGTGGCTCCCTGGATACGGGACTTTATCGAGGAGTGTTCATCATTTCCGAATAGTGTTAATGACGACCAAGTTGACGCCATGACGCAAGCACTTTTCCGCCTACAAAACAAAAAAGATGTTGGAATAAGATTTCTTTAAATTTAAAATATTAAGCAAAGTGAAGATATGTTTAAAAAACAAATTCAAAAAATACAGCAAAAGACAAGGGAACTTATCTTTTCCTTGCTTAAATCGTGGTTTCCCATTATCCCTTCTTACGAGGCAGGCGTGGAAAAGGCACAACCGTTTTCTTATTACAACGCTTCGGAAGAGGGATATAAACAGGGAATCTGGGTTTATCGATGTATAAAAGAGATTGCAAATAGGGTATCTTCTGTTAAGTGGTATGTAGCCAAGAAAAATACCGAGGGTTCAATCGAGGAACTTCCGAACCACCCCCTGAATAATTTGATTCAAACCCCCAACCCTTATTTTTCTTTTAATGATTTTTTGGAACAGTTTGTAACTTATTTATATATAAGCGGAAATGCCTATCTTGACATATCTGAAAAACAAGGTGGGCGGGTATCACAGATTTTTTTCCTGCGTTCAGACCGGATTAAAATAGTCCCAGACCCTAAAGAACTTGTCAAGGAATATCACTTCGTGGTTGACGGTGCGACTACCGTTATTCCCAAAGAGGATATTTTTCATTTTAAATTCATCGACCCCACTAACGATTTTTACGGCTTATCCCCCGTTTATGTAGCAGGAAAAATTATTGACACTGAAAACATTTTTGTTTCTTGGAATAAAAATATGTTTCGAAATTCGGCAAGACCGGGTGGGGTGTTGGAGTCTAAAGATTTGTTAAATGACTCCCAGTTTGACCGGCTGAAAGCACAGGTACAGACCTGGCAGGGGAGCGATAACGCCGGAAAGCCGATCATCCTTGAAGGTGGGTTAACCTGGAAAACCATGTCAATGACCCCTTTAGAGGCGGATTTTAAAGAAACCAAAAGATTGAATCGTGAAGAGATTTGCGGTGTCTTCGGTGTCCCTCCTGTAATCGTCGGAATCCTTGACCACGCCACATATAGCAACTATCGAGAAGCCGAACTCATAATGTGGAATCAGACGGTGATTCCCGTGTTGGAAAAGTTCGTCGGTGGTTTCAATAAGTCTGTTTCCGCCACTTATGGCGATGGCGTGTTTTTGGCTTACGATTTGGGAAACGTTCAGGCGATGAGGCAAAATGAAGAAAGTCTGATGAAAAGGGCAAAAGATGGTTGGACTGCTGGGATTTTGACGAAGAACGAAAGTAGGGAACTCCTGGGATATGAGGCTGTCCCGGATGGCGATGTTTACGCCATGCCTGGAACTTTATCTATCATGGGGCAAGGCGGAATGGTTGCTCCCCCCGGTGGAGTCAATCCCGAAGGTGATAATCCCCCGACAGAAGAGGGGAAAGCGTCGGATATAAATTCCGTTCGGGTCGTTGATACCTCTGCAAACGCTTCCCGACTTTACTTTTCGACCCTGGAAAAAAAAAGAAAAGATTGGAAGAAGTTCACTCAAAAAAAGTTATAAAAATATTAAATTCTGTATATAAAGAAATTTCAAAGGAAATCAAAAAAGCAGAACGCAACGAGGTTGACGCTATTTTGACTTCTGCCGGAATCGCCCATAAGGACAAAATCCAAAAGTTTTATGAAAGTTTATATACTGAAGGAATAAAGACTTTTGGCGAATGGGGACTGGAAAATCTAAAACAGTCTCTCCCCGGTGCAAAGTCCAGAATATGGACGATGCGGCAGAAGGACAGTTATGAGATTTTGCAACTCCCATTAAGTTTTGAGTCGCTGGTTTTTAATCCGGGAGACCCCATCGTTGACGCCTGGGTGAGGGAAATAAATGGCGAGAGGGCTATAAAAGTCTCTGAAAACACCATTAAGACGATAAAAGATATTGTAAATAATGGGTTTTTGAACGGAGATACAATGCGGGAGATTGCCGATAAGATTATGGCTTACGACGAATCTTTTTCAGTCCTTCGGGCAGATATGATAGCGGCTACGGAGATTGTAAATATCAGCAATGCAGGGAGTTATTTTTCAGCAGTTCAGACCGGATTATCCGGGTTAAAAAAGGTCTGGCTTGCCACCAGTGATGATAGAACACGGGAGACCCATCGGGAGGCAAACGGTCAAAAACAAAATTTAACTGACCCGTTTAAACTCCCCGGCGGAGAGTTAATGTTTCCGGGCGACCCCACAAGAGGAGCGTCCACAGACGAATTAGTCCGTTGCCGTTGCACTCTTGTTTACGATACCACCGGGGCAGGTGGACTTGTGGAGGGAATTTATCAATGAAAAGTAACAAATTTAATAATAAATCAATTCAGAACAAAAGTTTTAAACTGAACCTTAAAGAACTTAACCTTGAAAAAAATGAGGTTCTTTGGTATCCCTCCGTATTTAATAATTTGGATGATGGCGGAGATATTATCGTCAAAGGTGCTTTTGCAAAGACAATCCGGGAAAACTTTGACAGAATGAAAGTCTTTTTTTGGCATGGGCAAGACCGCCACGAGGCTCCTATTGGCAAACCCCTTGAAATGGTGGAAGATGATTTTGGGCTTTTAGTCCGTGCTAAAATTAGCGATACGGAACGCGGGCGGGAAGTCCTCCAACTACTCAAAGACGGGGTAATCACCGAGGGTAGTATCGGTTATCAGATTGTAAAAGACGAATGGACTAAAGACGGACACATAATCCGGGAGGTAAAACTGATGGAGGTGTCATTTGTCCCCTGGGGGATGAACAGTGCCACAAAGGTTTTAGCCGTCAAGGGAAAAAACGCAGAAGGCAAGGATAATTCTGAACCTCTGGAAGAAAAACAACCCCAAACATGGGGAGAAATTTATCAGATACGAAACCTGCTTGAATCTTATGGTTTAATGATTTCCTCTTTGCGTGAATCCATAGATGAAATCGTATGGAACTGGGGAGAACCTATCCCCGAAGATGAAGGTAAAGCCCTATTACAGCAAAATATAAATCAGTTTGCCTCCGCCATGATGGGGTGGGTGGAAGAGATGTATTCTGCGGGGCTGTTGAAAAACGACCCGTTTATTATAAAAATCAAAGAATCTATGCCGGATTTCAAACAAAAATTGATAGAATCACTTTCTGACGAAGAGCCGGAGACCGCCAAAACGGATATTTCCACTCCTGAGACCAAAGCCGATTCTGTAAGCGACGTTAAAGAGCCGGAAAGCGAATCGTTTCCCACTCTTGCTAAAGACGACGCAGGAAAAATCGAGATGGAACTTTTGGGAGCAAAACTCCAAAACTCCATAACCGAGATGACCAACCGACTTAACAGAATAAGCGAAAAATTAAAATAATTAGGAGCGTGAAATATGCCAGAACTTAATGAACTTTTAACCCAGATGAATACTGCTTATGGGAAGGTAAACGACACCCTTTCCAAGTTTCAATCCCGACTGGACGACCTTTCTGCGGAGAGAAAAGCAGGAGGGGAAGACCCCGTAACCAAAGAATCCCTCAAAAAAATGGAAACCGCACTGGACGGGTATGAAGCGAAAGCCCAAGAACTCCGCCTGCAGGTTGAAGAGGAGCGGAAGAAAAGTGCTGAACTCGAAGCCAAATTCGAAGCACTGGAAAAAGCCTATGGCGGTGGAGGTAAAGCCCGTTTTGGAACCGATGGAGCGGAAGAAAAATTCGACTTCGGTAAAGCAATCCGAGGAATAGCCACTGGATATTGGGAGCCTGGCAGAACTGCGGAGCAAAAAGCCCTTCGCAAGGCTTACATGAAATCGGACAGATTCGAATTCAGCGAAAAAGCACTGATTGACGATTCTTCCTCCGGCGGGCAATATCTGATTCCTGATGTTTTCGCTGGCGATATGATTATCAAGCCCTTACAAGCGGCTCAGGTTTTCTCCCGCCTTCCTGGTGTAACCAGACTGGATAATCAGCCTTCCGGGTCGGTTCTTATCCCTCGTATCACTGCCGGCTCGACTTTTAGCATGGTTGGATTCACCGAATCGCACGGTAGAACCGTAAATGCTTCTTCTCCCACGATTGACCGGGTAACTGTATCGGAAAAAATAGGCCAGATTGTATGTCCCGTTGGAAACGAAATCATTGACCGAGGGCAAGCCGGAATTCTGCAAATTGTCCAAGACCAGATTGTCCGGGACGGTGCTTTGGGATTTGAATACGAATATCTTTTTGGTGTGGGAACTACCACCCATATTTCCGGTATTGTAAATTCCGCTACGGAAGTCGCTATGGGGACAGATGGAGCAAAATTTACCGCAAGCAATAATGTCAATAAACTTTTTGAGGTGGAAGAAACCCTTCAAACCGCTAATTCCACGATTACCGGTTGGCTGATGAATCCCAGAGCCTTGAGTAACCTCCGTAGAGTCCAAACCGACGACGGGTATTACCTGCTTACCCCGGTTAACAATATGGGATATCCTCCGAATCTCCTCGGATACCCCTATTTTGTAACCACGACAATCCCCAACACTCTGACCAAAGGGGCAAAATCGGATTGCACTACGATTTTCGCCGGCAATTGGAATGATCTGATTATCGTAACTTGGGCAGGCGTTGTAGTCGAAGCCTCCAGAACTGCTTCTTACACCGCTTCTGGTTCCCTGGTTTCTGCATTTGAGCGGAGAGAAACGGTTATCAGGCTGAATATCGTTTCGAACATTGCCCTCAAACACGACGCTTCCTTTGTCAAATTGACCGGTATCCGAGACGAGAACGCCACCGAACCGAATCCTTAATGAATTAAAATATTTTTAACTGTAAATCCCCAACTAATCCCCCTATGATATAGCAGCCGCAGGGGAGTTTGTCATTTCTCCCCTGCATTTTTCCCCTTATTTTTCTATCACCAAAAAGGCGGTGAAAATATGTCAATAAAAACCAAAACATATAAAATAACAAATCAGGACGTTGTTTCTGAAGGGTGCGGTTGCCTCCCCGGTTCCGGGTTGACTCAGAGGGGATGTCCCATACCTCTCCCCGATGATCATCTTGACGTCCCCCGTAAGGTAACTTTTAAGGCAAGTGCAAACTTTAATCTTTGTATGCCAGACGCTGATTCGAGTCAGGACATAACCATGCTATCCGACCAAAAGCATGAATTTGAGGTGAACCCCGACGAATATCCCCAGTTTTTCGCCGTCCCCTCTACTGATGATACTACTGTAACCGTTCAAATACTCGAAGAGGGGTGTTAAGAGATGACCTTTACCCCGTTGTTTGCGACCACCTCCGAGGTTGCCCTGTTTTGCAAATACGACACGGGCAAACAGCATAATCTCCCTGTGGATGAGTTTTCGACGATGAGAGATATTATACACGAGGCAGCGGAGTCAGAAATCAAAAATTTCCTTAACTGGCAGGATATGGATTCGACTAACCTTTCTGCCGATACCACTGGTATGGCGTCGGTTTGCAAGATGGCGACAATACAGATGGTCTCAAATTATTTTCTCAACCAGCGACAGCAACAAATGGGCAGAGTGATTGACATGGGAGACCGGGTTGTAAAGTTGCCGGAGATTATAATTTTGTCTGACGATATAAAACGCAAATTACAGCCATATAGGATTCACTGTTTTGGAATTGTGGATAGAACCGACGAAGAGGAAGAGGATGAATAACAACAGTGTAATTACAAGGAGGGGATTCGTTTGCCTGCAGAAATAAAGGTTATAACCGTCGGATTTAAGGAACTCACAAAGGGCATGACGGACAAAATCCCCGATACGATAAACGACACCCTCAAGGTAATGAGTCTGGACGTCGAGAGTAAAGCAAAAAGCAAGTGCCATATCTCTCACGGATGGCAAACCAAAGGAGCGACGATAGGCAAAAGTGGAAAAAAGATATTCCCCAAGAGCAGGGGCGGTCGTTTGCGAATGTCCCTATCGAGGGGCGGAGCCGATAATATTTATCAGCACGATAAGAGCCAATATCAAATTACCTATGGTTCAAAAGTAAAATATGCCTTCGCAAATGTAGGAGATACCGACCCCTTTGTGATTCGTCCCAAACGCAAAAAGTTTTTATATTTTGCTGTGTCCTCCACGCAGGCTGTATTCCGCAAATGGGTTATACACCCTGGCGGGAAAGCCTTAACGGGCAAAGGAGATAAGGGACTGCTTACATGGGTTGCGGAGGAGACTACTGCAGACGTGCAAAAATATTTTAATAATGTCGCAAAAATGAAGGGGATAGTGTAATGGGTTGTCAACACCCAACTTTAGAACAAATAAAAATGGCAAAAAATAGAAAAGAATATTATAATACTGTTTACGTAGAAATAGAATCTAATATTTTCAATTTCTTTGAAAAAATATTTTATCTATTATGTTTGCCATTTTTAAAAGATAATGTTTCTAAAAAATATCATATCCCCAATGGCGGGATAAATTCGGAATATGTAAATAATTATATGATACAAAATAAAGGAATGTAAATATGTCAACAATATCCGGCTATGGTAATTATATCCGCAACCTCACGGAGAGAGTCGTTGATATGCTCAACGAAATTTCTGAGTTTACCTGTAACCGGGAATATTCAATTTTTCCAGGGCAAATGGGAGAGGAAGACGCGGAAGAAACGACTCACCCGAAAATCACTGTAGGGGCAAAAACGATAAACAATTTATTTCCACCTGAAATTTTTGTTGTTTTGGAAGATGACTCGATAGAACCTGCCTGTTCCTGGACGGACGACCATACGATAACTTTTACTCTTGCGATTGTAACCGACGGGGCTTCCCCGCAAAATGCCTTCTGGGACGGGGTGGAGTTAGCTGGAAAAGTTTATGATAAATTCAAAGAGGACAGAACTATTATGGAATCATGTGCCGATTCATCAATTAAAACAATCACATATAAAGATTCCAGATTCGAGGCGGGCGGAAGCCTAAATGTGGCGACGCTTTCTCTGGTTTGCAGAAAAATGAGACTTGAAACCTCTTAAAATATATTGACTTTGATAATAATTAATTTAACATAAAACTTTGAATTGGAGTGTGTAAAATATGAGTGGTGCAAGAACCCGATATTTAGGAGTGGCGGAGGAATCGACCTACGGCACTAAGATTACAGCCGATGACTCTTTTACTTATTTTGATTTTGCCGAATGTGGTTTGGATTCCCCGTCTGAGGTTGCTCTGAAATATGAGGGCGCCTGCAATAGGGCAATTGTAAAAACCGCTCAAGCACAGTATATCCCGCAGGGCGATATTTCAACGGTTTTGGATGGTCAGGTGTCCCCCTGGTTTTGGAAATGGGTTCTTGGGAGTTATTTTCGCCAAGAACAGATAAACGGAGGGGACGAGGTTTATCGGCACACGATAAGACCTGCTGACACCCTTCCTTCCTTTACCGCTCGAATCGGCAAGGATACCCATCAACGGACTATTGACGGGTGTAAAATATTGAGTATGACCCTGGACGTGCCGAAGGGCGATTTTGCCACGCTATCCCTGACTCTTGCCGGGCAAAGCGAGACTAAAGATACTATTCAATCTTTGGATGATATAACGATTATCCGGGAGGGATATTTTACCTGGAGTCAATGCACTATTTCTGTTGACGGTTCCACCGCCGACGCTGAAAGCCTTAACCTGGAAATCAATAACAATATTTCTCCCGAAGACGGCATCCGCCTGGGTAGTCTTTACCCCCAATTCTTGGAGGCGGGATACCGGGGTATAACTGCAGGGGTGCAGATTTCCCATGTGGACGAAACCCACCTGACTAATTTCTGGGGCAATGCTTCTGCTCCTACTTCTGTTGACCCCTACGCGGTAATTATCACCCTCACGGGAGAGGAAATCAATGGAGATAATTTTGAGTTTGTGATTACCCTCCCGGCGATGTTTTATCAGCAGTTGGCAACCCCGGTAAGCAAGCGGGACAGAATTATAGAGGACGTGAAATTGGAAGCCCTTTATGATGAAACCTCTGGATATGATATAACCGTCCAGATTACCAATGACATTGATAACTACTCCGAGGAGGTAACTCTCCGGGATATAGCGGCAATATCGGCAACCTCAATCGTTGCCGTCGGATATAATGGGGTAATTTACACCTCCACTAACTCCGGTTCGACCTGGACAGCCCGGACAAGCGGAGTAACATCTCGGATTAATGCAGTGTCTATGGGTTCTGCTACTGTTGGCGTTGCTGTCGGAGATGACGGTGTAATCCTTACTACCGACGACGCAGGAGTAACCTGGACAGCCCGGACAAGTGGCGTAACTACTGACCTCTATGATGTCATAGCGATTAATGCGACGCTGGTTTATGCCGTCGGGGCAAGCGGCAAGATTTTAAAATCCACTGACCTTTCTACCTGGACGGCAAAAACCTCCGGTATTACCACCGCCTTATTCGGGATTGACGCTATCAGCGACGCTAAAATCGTCGCGGTCGGTGCAGGGGGAAAGATCCTTTCTTCTACCGACGGCACAACCTGGACTTCCCGGACTTCGGGCGTAACTTCTGATTTAATGGCGGTTTCTGGGGTTACGGACACTCTGGATTATTGGTTCGCTGTCGGAGAATCTGGTGTTTGCCTTGCCTCAGCCGATATGGCAACCTGGGCGGCTAAAACCACAGGGGAGACCTGCACTTTCCGAGGCGTGGACGTCTATTCCTCCACGTTGGCAATTCTCTCCGGGGACGCGAAAATCCTGAAAACCGTAAATAACGGGACTGCCTTCACCGACGAAACCCCTACGCTCACGAATTATGAGATGATGAGGGGTTGCGTTTTGGCTTCTGCTACTGTTGGATATGTCGCTTCCAACTTCGGGCAGGTATTTTATACTTCTGACGCCGGAGCGAACTGGACTGCAGTAGATATTCCGTAATTAATGCTTCTCTCTGCCCCTTCGGGGTATTTTCATTTTATTTTCTTCTTTTTTAGCCTTTCGTAGCGGGGAGGGAGCAATCTCTCCCCAACCTTTCCCCTGGGAGGCGGCTATGTCGTGGATACCGGCAAAATATAATCCTCAATGTCAACCTTCAGACATACGGATTGAGATGAAGAGTAATAAAAATCTTATAGAAATAAAGTATTTATGTAAGCGGTGCGGTAAGTATTTTCTTCGCAAAGACCTGGTGGAACATTTTGGCTATTTACCGCCGATAGAATTCGAGCAAGCGGGTAACCGGAATTATCCCCCCAATATGTTATATAAGTAAAATTATTAAAACCGAAAGGAAAAATATCATGGGAAAAATTTTGTCAAAATCCGATATTCTCAGACGTAAAACCGATGTCATAAAATTTGAAGTCCCGGTGTTCGCCGGGTATCTTATGCTTCGTCCCCTTACCGATTACGAGAATTCAATCCTCTCCGAGATGTCAATGGCGGGGCTGAAGATTGACTTTGATGAACGGGTATCCCCTGGGAAGCGGTGGGAAGACGCTATACAGGAAAAAGTGATGTCCTCTATGGACAAGGATACCCTGTTGAATCTTGTCCGGGCGAATAAGCAAGCGTCATATAAAATTTGCTCCTGGTGTATTCTCGATGAACAGGGCAATCCCGTATTCACCGAGGAGGATATTCAGGAGTTTCCCGTCGGACTCCCCGAACAGATAGCGGAGAAAGTCCGGGAAATAAGCGGGCTGAAGGTATCTGAAGGAGAGATGAATTCTTTTCGTGGATAGTCCAGCAGGGCTGGAATTGTGGTTTTTACACCAGCAAGGATACAGGTTTACAGACAGTTTGCAGGATTTAACCGTCCTGCAAAAACTATTTATAGGTAAATCTTTAGAGCGAGACTACCGGGAACAGAACAAACAAATGCAGATGTCGGGCGGAAGTGGACACGGAGGAAGCCGGAAGTCCAATATTGCCGCCCTGCGAAGTCAACTAAAAGCCGATATGAGGGAAAGAGAAAGAGGAGCAAAATAGCCGATGGCAAGCAGTCCGATTGCACAAGTTATAATCAAGGCGGTTGACCAGGCGTCTTCAACTTTGTCGCAAATAGCCAAAGCTGGGAAGGAAACTGCAGAAGCCGTAAAAACTGCTTTTGAATCTGTAACCAAAGCCGGGCAAGAAATGTCCGCCGTTGGTCTTGCAGGACTTGGAGCATTTGGCATGATTGCTAAAAGCGTAGAAGACTATAATGAGGCTGTTAGAAATACTCTTTCGATGACTGGAGCAGTTGGCGAAGAATATGACAAATTAGGCGTAGTGGCTGAAGACCTTGCACAAAAATTATCTGTTGATTTGGCAACGGATTCAAAACAGATTATGCAAAGTTTTTATTATGTCCTCTCTACTGGTGCGACTTTGGGAAGTGAAGGGTTTCAAAAACTTTCTGAAACGGCTATTAAATTTTCAAAGATTGCCAATAAGGATGTTTCTTGGGCAGTTGAAAATCTTGCAGATATAACTAAAATTTTTGGTAAAGAAACAAGCGAAGCCAATAGAACAGCAAATATTCTTTTCCGTTCTTCGCAACTTGGTAACACTGACTTGACCCAGTTGGCAGAAGCAATGAAAAAGGGTGGGACATCAGCTTCCTCAATGGGCGTTTCAATGGAAACTGCCTCGGCTATACTTACACAATTTGCCGAACGTGGCATTAAGGGATCGGAAGCAGGAGAAGGATTGAAACAGATTTTACTCCGCCTGGGAGCTCCTTCAAAAGAGGCTATGGAAGCTCTGGGTGAATTGGGCGTAACAGTCTATAAGGGCGGAGTTCGGATGAGAGATTCTGCTGAAATTTTAAAAGAATTTAAGAAGCAAATTTAAGGGTTTGACGGTTAAAAACAAAACCAAATGTTTGAAGATTTTGGACTTTCTCTCAAAGATTCTGCTGGAAAATCTCGTAAATTTAAAGATTTATATAATGAATTAATGACTAAAATACGGGATTCTAATGGAAATATTATGCCGGACGCACTTGTAAAAATGAATGAAATGGGAATCGCTACTACAAAATCCGCAGGAAAAATGCGTCCTATTATTGATGTTTTAAGGGACATACAAAAATCAACGGCTAAAATGTCCGAAGAACAAAAGAATGCAGTCTTAAAAGCCCTGGCGGGTGAAGAGGCTTATGGCAAACTCAATGCCTTACTTAGCACTAACATGGACACCACCCAAAAATGGGCGGAAGAACTCAAAACCACCAATGTCGTCAATGACGCTTTTGCAAAATATCTTGAAACTTTTACTGCACAATTTACAATTTTAAAGGCAAAATTTGAACCAGTTGTAAAAATAATCGGCGGGAAATTTTTAGAAAATATGTCAAAGGTCATAAAACAAATAACTCCTCTGGTGGATAGAATAAGAGAATGGGTTAAAGAACACCCCAAACTTACCGAACAAATTGTTCTGTTTTCAACGGCAGTTTTAACCTCTCTTGTCGGTTTGGGTAGTTTTTTGGTTATTATCGGTTCAATAGGGACTAAAATAGGTTCTCTTCTTGGTTTTTTATCTTCTCTTGTTGGCGGTTTGGGTGCAATCGGCTCATTTTTAGCCGCTAACCCCATAGCCCTATGGATAGCCGGAATTGTTACTGCACTGGGAACTCTTTATTTGGCATGGGTTCAAAACTGGGGCAATATACAAGGTATTGTGAATAAGTTTTTGCAAGAAACAGGGCTGGACAAATGGATAAACGGAATTGTTGAATCCTTTATGCATTTATATGATAATATCAGTCCTTATATAACTTTAATTCAGGAAGCATTGAGGAAGATTTTTTCAATAGCCGTCGGCGAAGGTTCCCTTGAAGAAAAAATGAACAAAATAAAGGGTGTTTTTGCCGGATTATTAAAAGACTTTCAGCCTGTCATTGATGGCATAACTGGGTTTGTGAATAAGGCTGTAGAGGAAATAATGAAACTCTACTATACTATTGAGCCTTATATCCTTATGATACCGGATGTTTTTAATAAGGTTTGGAGTGATATTACTACCGGATTTAATAATTTTGTCAACGAATATAAGCCTGCATGGGATGGGCTTTGGGAATATGCCTTAAAATTACTCACCGAACTTTGGGCTGAACTCCAACCGCTTATTACCGATATTCAGGCTTTTGTTCAGGAGGAATGGGCGAAGTTTAATACAGAAACACTCCCACAATTGCAGGTATTTTTTGACGCTGTAATCCAAGAATGGAACGCATTAAAGCCGATAATACTGCCTATTGTAAATTTATTGATGAGCGGGATTATGCTTGCAATAAAAACTTATTTAAGCCAAATTATTTCAGACTTAAAAGTTCTTTGGAGTGCGTTTAAAGTCGGTTGGGATATTTTTACTTGGGTGTTAAATAATTTGATTATACCTGGCATGACGGCCATAGCAATGAGCATAACCGAAATTATAAACAATATATCCGAATCATGGAAAACAGTAAAAGAACTGTGGAAAAAATACATAGCGGAACCCTGGGATTATTTTTTGAAACTGATAGTTTCTGTAACGCCGACTATTGTTTCTGCAGTCGCAAAATTGATGGAGTCGATTTGGAATAGTTTGAAAAAATATTACCTGCAAATGTCCACTTGGTTTAATTCGACTTTTGGCGAAATGCTGGGGACTTTGCAGGCTATTCAGCAAATGGCTTCCGGCGGGACTTCGTTTAATCTTACCACTTCTTCCGGGACAACTTCCGCCTCTGATACAACCTCTTCTTCTGGTTCTGCAAAACTTTCCCGATCTCTATCCTCCGCTTCCCGTTCTGCTTCTTCCTCTGCTTCCTCCGGTTCGAAAACCTTTATCGTCAACGGTAATATTTACGGCGGGGACGCTGGGCTTCGGGAACTGAACAGACTCCTCCGGCAGTATGGATTCGAGGAAGACGCAAGGGGGGTTATATAGATGGCTGATTTTAAAATTGAAGGGACGGATATTGCGGAGCCTAAAACCTTTGAGATAATCCCGGAAACAATCGGCAAGGAAGATAGGCTTGCAAATGGCAGGCTGGTTAAAGATGTTGTTGTCGTTAAAAATACTTTCGTTTTATCTTATCCTTTCCTCAAGTGGACAGACCTGGACAATATTTTGACTTTGCTTGATACCGATACTTTTGTAACGTTTACCTATCCCTACGATGGGACTTCCGCCACCGCCGAAGTTACCGCCAAAGATATACCCCAAAAATTATCCCACAAAGCGACTGCCTCCGGGGACTGGCTTTATCTCGATATTACCCTAACCCTACAGGAGCAATAATTTGATTACCAGAAGCGTTGCATACGCTAATAAAATAGACGCCGACGAACGCCGAACCCGTCCTCTGATTATTTGCGATTTCAACCCTGCGTTGGAAGTTTATCCTTTTGCCTCTGCGGTTGCAGATTCGGAATACGACGCCACCCACGACGGAGACAAGGCGGTAAACGGGCGGGTGCGCGTTACGGATTATACCTGCGACGGGCATACTCCGAATGAACTGGACGATGAGCATGAGGGATTTTGGAGTCTGGTTCAGTCGGATGTCAACGGCGACTTATCCGCTGATGTGGTTTTGACGATTACCTATGT